CAATCCCACATTAAGCCTCCGCATCCTTCGCCATAGGGAACGTCTTTACTTTGCTGATGTCTTTTAAATGAAGCCATTCTTGCAATAGTATCTCTTGTAATATTTTCTCGGTTAGCCAATTGATTGGCTCTTATTTTTCCGACTGGAGTACCACAACTTCCCCAACCATTTTCTTCGACGTACTTAAGAGCACGTTTAGCATTATTAACCGCAGAATCGGGATAGTCGTTATAGCTATCAGCCATATTTATCCGTATCGCAGTCCATACTTCTTCCGCTTTTTCTTCCGTTTCATAAATACAAGCGCCATTCCCAATCCTATATTTTCCGTTTGAACATTTTATTACTGGCATTATTCTATTAGTTTAGAATAAATAGCAAATCTATCCTCATTAATTTTAAATAAATCGTAATGCTCACGGACATATTCTGCGTTCGATTCCCCAAAATCAGTTCTCATTTGTTTTGAGAATACCATTCTCTTAATATCTCTTTCCCAATTGTCAACCCAGCACACCGTTGGAATGTCATCGTAAGGCGCTCTCTTTATTGCCATCAAGGGAATCCGTTTAGCGCCAGCTTCTAATGCCTTTAAATTCGATTTTAAACGATTGAATTTATTGTCAAGCAATGGAGCAAGTAATATGTCAGCCTCCAGGTAGAAATTCATGTACAAATCTACTGGCATTGATTCAAGTATCTTGTGGTTTAATCTTTCTCCAGCAGTAAACCATTCCGCCATCTGCTTCCAATGAAACTCGTTTGCTTTATTCCACCCACAAAGAAGCATCCGTGTCGATTCCTTAAATGATTTAGACTTGGCTAATTCTCTAATCGGATTCTTTAATTGCCTCATATCAGGAAAGTGAGTGATGCTACCCGTGTGCGCAATGTTAACAAATTCGTTTACATTTATTATCGCAGTAAATTGGTCACGGTCAAACGGCAAAGCATTCGGCAGAATATAGCAGTTAGGATTTATCTTAATTATCTCAAGCCGTAATCGGTTGTGAGTTGTTGTAACGACATCCGCTACTTTAATATAATTTTTAATTACTTGAGTCACTCCTAATGACCGATAGGTTGGCGCAGATAAATGCTGGCTAAACAACTCCCAATAATCGTCAATATCGACAACCAATTTAAAGCCTAACTTAGCCTTCCATTTTAATAAATCGGGCAATGGTATTAATTCACAAAAACGATTGACCACGACCACGTTTATCGCCTTCTCAATCAGCATCTCTTCGGTCATTGTATCAGTGATAATACAATACTCCTTTTTCATTACTGACAATGGTAACGCAAGGCGATGGTAAGTGACTCCTGAATGTCTACTTCCGACTGCGCAGATTCTTAGTTTGGACATCGTTTAGTTTTGGTTGGTTGAGTTTTGCAATGTACTTAATACCTTCGTAATGTGCGGATAATCTTTTAAGCATATCAAATACGCAAGAGCCACACCATGAATTGAAGTTAAAATCTTTATTTACATATTTACGATATAAGGTCGCATATTCTTCAAGAACTTCTCGGTCAATGTTTTTGGTAAATCCCAAAGCGACCGCTTCAAAGTTAATTATATTGGCTTCTATAAATGCTATCTCTTGCTCGTTCATAGTTTCTCTATTTCTTGTTTAACTTCTTCCCAATAATCATAAGCTTGTTTACTATGAACCATAGGAGACATAAATTCTTTTATCTCATCAACTGCAATTAATGCACAATCTTTAGCATCTTCTAATTCATCTAACATTGTATCAAAAAAAAATTTATTAATTAATTGTTCGGCTTTTTCTTTTGGTGTCATAGTTTGTTTATTAATCTAAAAATGACCGCACCTAAAATCCCTGAACTAAATACGATTGCAATCCATTCTTGAAACTGCAAAGGAACTACAATTAAAACGATAGCGCTCCAGGTACTAAGACAAGGAGTGCAACTAAACGGTTTAAAGTTTAGTCCAAATGACTGATACAAATTTGTCATCGTAAAAAAGACTGCAAAAGAAACGGCTGCGATTATTGTTATCATTTGTTTGTTTGGTAAATTTCATCCTTAACTAAACTCCAATATGCTTGGTCATCTGCCTTTAGTTTTTGCTGAAGTATTAACTCGCAGATATATAATCCAAGTTCTTTAGCGAATACCTTGTTTCCACAAAAGTACAAAGAATTTAAGAGTAAACTTTTAGCTTTCTCATCAGGCTTCATCCCTTATTTTCTTTTTAATGTTTGAAATCGTTTTGACAATGGACATATACGGAATGCCAGTCTTTCTCGAAATCTCGGTTTGATTAAAATTCAATTCGACATAAGTGTCGAGTAACATATCTTCATACCAACTTAATTCTTTTCTCGCTACCTCTACCCGATTAAATAGCTTTTCTTTGTAATCCTTAGATTCATCCTCAATTTGTACTAACTCTTCTAAACCATCAATCGATTCAAACTTGGCTCTAAAGTGTCTAAAGAATGGCTGATTCATTCCCGTTGAATAAATCATATTAAGCATACATCTTACTAACCAAAACTTTAAGCCATTACTTCCGTTGTTATTGTAAATTGACCAAAATTTATCATCGGTTATTGAGCAAAGATTCACAAACATTTCTTGCTTTAGTTCTTCCCTTAAATTTGCTGGGTGCATTTTCATCAAGGCTTGCTTAATCTCCTTTGAATTGTAAAGTTCCTCAATGATTTGCGACCTGGTCATTCTTTTGATTTTCTGATTATTTCAAAAATAAAATAAACGATAAAAGCCACTTCGATAATTCCTACCGCAATGGCTTCCCAAATTAACCTTTCCACTTTTCGAGTTCCCGATTCAAATACCAAACTGCTTTATTCAAATCTTTCTTTTTAAATCCTTTCTTATCGGCTCGCAGTATGTACTTAATTGCGTTTCCAAGATTAAAATTAAGGTCGAAAGCATCAATTATGTCAATGACCTCAATGCCATTGCCCTGATAATGCTCAGGATGATTGACCTCTTCTTTGATAACTCCTTGATAATTAATCTTTTCCATTTGCAAAGTTTACATTATAATCCGTGCTTTTCCAAATAATCCTTGATTTTTTTTGTTTGCCGATATGCTGGGTACGATGCACCGCTTTCAATTTTGATTCTATTCATGTTAATTTCAAGGCTATAATTTAAATCGTGATAGGTTGCGCAGTCGATAACTACCTGAATCGTAGGTCGTTGTATTCTCATTGTAATCCATTTAATTGCATTTAGATAATTATCCTTCAAATCTCATCTAATCTAAATCTTCGAATCAAACTCTCGCAGTCTTCAATAGACCTAACAATCGCATAATAATATCCGTGATTAATGGCTATCGATTCAAATGCTTTTTGATTTGGTTGCTGAGTTCCTTTCTCAATCTTAACCTCGACAAACAATCCTTTCCATCGCTTATTTGAAACCATCCAAAACATATCAGCCACTCCAGCCTTTGCGCCTTCCATCTTTAATTTGATTGCAACCAGTCTATGTCTTGCGCCTCCGTTTGGTATCGCATAATAGTAAAAGTCTTGTGTCCACTCTAACCACTTGCAAATTGCAACCTGGAGTTTATGCTCGTGTTCGTTTCTCATTTTACAAATTGTATGCTTTTTGTCAATTTTCTTTAACGTTATATTTTAGTCTTCCGTGACTTGTGTATAACCTTAAATCTATTGAATCAGTATAAATATCCTCAGATTCGGAAATTCCGAATACCCACTTCGGCTCATTATTTTTTTGTATTGTCTGATTATTTTTCAGCGCATAATAGTAAGCGTAGCAAATTAATGCCAGCGCAGTTCCGTAAATTAGTTTTCTTTTCATTTTTATTATTGGTTTAAAATATAGTTTCCCCATTGATTAGCCATCGCATCTGCTATGCCTTGAAATGTTTTACTTCTTAATCCCCTACGTTCTTGAGTAGTCTTTGCTTTTGTCAATGCTTCGTAATACCACATCGGTTGTTTTTTTGTTTTACCATTATTACCAATCCATTCTTTAAACTGTCCTTTGTCGACCATATCAGTTGGCTCTAATTTAGGAAGATTTTTAAGCCATAAACAAGTGCTTTTGCTTGCTGAATCTCCAAACCAATAAGGTTGAACTATTTGGTCAGGCTTGCACAATTTAGTCGATATTACGCTAATTGGGTTTTCAATTGCAATATGATTAATATTGGCATCCATTAATTGTTTAACAAAAAGCAAAGCCTGTCTTTGATTATTATATCTTTCTTCGTTAGGACTGCCATCTTTATTGTAAAGGTGCTTTGCTCCACTAACTGAAAGATATGTGCAAGGAGGATGAGCAATCATTAAATCCCAACCTTTATTTATTACTTCAAATACATCTTGCTGATAATGCCATTCAGAATGTCCGCCAGTACATGGTAATATATCACAACTAAATGCTTCAAATCCTAATTTTCTAAATGCTATGGTTACTGCTTGGCTTTCTTCGCAAGCTATTAAGACTTTTTTCATTATTCGTTTGGTTTAATAGTTCCATCATTATCAATATGACAATCAAATGTAACTAAACTATTGATAAATTTAATATACCCTTGAGTTTTGCAGTACAATTTTCTTTCTTCAATATCCTGAATCGATGAATACTTATTCCAAAGTTCGATTCGTTCTTCTTTTGAAATTGTTGGAATCTTAAATTGCTCCAGGTAATCAAAGAGAATCGATAAGCCTCCAGCAATGAACGTAAATTTTGTGCCATTCTTTTCGCAATAACTAATTTGATTTGCATATTGATTAGCAGTATCAATTGCTTGCTTCTTTAATTCTTGGTCATTTGGCACTGGAGTCTTTTCTTCTTTTTGTTTCTCCTTTGCGACCTTACTTAAAACCTCATTCTTTTCGTAGTAATATTTCTTAATCCATTGTACAAAAATAGATGAATTAAAAAATACGGTTGTTTCAGATTGATTTAAATACTCGCCATTTAATCCATTGTTTACGGCTATCATTATATCATCCTCTGAATAGTTACCAAATGCCTCCAGGTCGGTTAAAATTAATTTAACATCCATTTCCTCTTCGCCTCGATTTTTGTCTTTTAAACCTAATTTAGCTTTGGCTAATGCAACCACTTGCATGGCTATTCGTAAACGTTGACTTTCAGATAATAATTTAATTACTGGCTTTAAATATGCCTGATAAATTAAACCTTCTCTTTTAGTCAGGTAATTATTTTCTACTGAAAGGATTAGTGAATGTTCCATCTTCTATTTCTTTTAAAAGTTTTTGTTCTAATGAATGTAAATTCTCAAAGTTCTTTTGGTGCTTACCTTTTTTTTCTAAAGGCTCACGATAAATAATTTCATCGTTCCAGCATTTATTATTTAAATAAGTTACGGGATTTTTTCTGAATTTAATATCTTGATTTGCTTCAACATAATCTTCAACCGTAGACAAAATATTATCAATATCATTTTCAGATAATTTATTCCATGCCTTTTCAGTTTTAGCCCTATCAACTTTTTTATTATAACAATTCCAAAATAAATTAAAATCACTTTCGCGTTGTATACTTGTAGATTTGTAAACTTGTATATTTGTATTATTGTAAATTGGTATATCTATACTATCAATGCTTTGTACCGTGCTTTCTCTTTGCTTTGTACCATGCTTTATTAATGCTTTATCAAGTGCTTTGCTATGTGCTTTATCAAAATTTGATAGAGCAACTATGTTAGCAGAATACTGATTTTTACTTCTTTCAATCATAGTAATTAACCCAATTTCTTCCAGGTCATTAAGAGTATTGATATAAGTATTATGTGATTTTATGCCGATTGCTTCCATCGACATAATGCTTGGAAGACCAAACTTTTTCTTCCATCCTAATCGGTTACAATGCTCGATAATAAAGAAATATAAAGCGCAATGATTAGGCTTTATTTTCTCAGGATTATCATAAGCATAGTCCCAAAAGTTTCTTGACAAACTATATATATCCATAATTTATTAAATAAAAATGCCTCATAAATCCATTGGCTCACTACTTCCAATTTCAATACAAGGCATTTAAGTCTTTTAATCGCTATAATGTAGTGAGGCGATTGTTTACAAATATAAAAAAACTAAACCGATTTACAAAGTCTTTTAAGAAAATATCCAGCATAAATTGGATGGTCGTTCTCAAATAACCTGGCATAGTCAGAAGTATAATTATTGTTAACCTTGTAGCCATCATTTCCTTCGACCATTGTATGCCATCGGATAACTTCAAAGATTTGCTTTGCGCCTAATCTTACATACCCACGATTAATCATTTGGAATGCTAACCGCTTAAACTCTATGTAAATCTGCGGATTCTCTTCGTGATACTTTTTGAAACTTGTTTTCATTTACTTTAAATTTTGAGGTTTGATACAATTTTTTATAATCCTTTTGCAATTGCTTGCTCAAATGGTCTTGCCATTGGTTGAATGTAAGTTCTTTCATCTTAATAAATCTACGATTAAATAAAATATCCATACGGCTATTATTCCAGCGATGCCTACCATCGTGAGAAATTCTGCCGTTTCGTTAGAGTTGTTCGATTTGCCCTGATTTCTCATCTTGCATTTGTTTAGCTATGATTTGAACTTCTCTCATGACTTCGGGATACTTAACATATCCACTTTCTCTATTTCTTGTGTTCCAGTACACTACTTGCTGGACATTTAAAACGTTCCACTCTCTTGCAGAGAAAGGCAAGATACCTTTCTTGTTTAAGCTATCGGCAACCGCCTGATGTATATTGCTTTTCTTTATCTTAATCATAGTATTGTTTTTTTGATTGATGTAGTACTTGACTTAGCTGGAGGATAAAACTCAAACGATTCGCCCGTTTCCTCATCCACCGTAATAGTCTTATTCTTAATCCCTTTACAAAACTTCTCAACTTCCTTTTGCTTCTCTTTTAACTCATCGATTTGGTCTTGTAAATCCACCCATTGCTTGGTTGCACTAAAGTCGTATTTTGTTCCGACTTCTGCGACTTGCATCTCAACGTTATGAACTTCGAATCTACCTTTGTCATATTTAAGTAATTCATCGACTGCGCTTTCCTTTAATGTCTTCTCCAGTTCTGAGAATAGAAGCTGATACTTCGATGCGATTGCAAGCAAAGACTTAATGTCCTTGCCACCTTCTTTAACTCCTTCGTTAATCAAATGAACCAAGTGATTAATCTGAGCCTTGCTCATCTCTTGAATAGGATTATGTCCGAATAAGCCTATCTCAAATTGTTGCGGATTAAATTGTATCTCTTCCATAATTAAAAAGGTAAATCGTTCTCGACTAATGTAGCACTTGGAATATCAAAAACGGGCGCTGGCTTTGAATATTGAGCGCTGAATCCTTCCGTTCCTTTGATTTTAAAGTTGCCCAAGATAGGGGCATTGCTTTCGGGAGTCTTAACTCCATCTTGTGTCACGAAACCGAAGTTTCCGTAGTTATCAGCATCCTCTTTTAAGAATCCGCTGATGTTAAGGTAAGTACCTTTCTTACCCTTGTACAATTTAGACTTGTCTAACAAATCTACGTTGATTGAAATTGAAACTAACTTGCTCATGCGATTGGTTGTTTAATAGTGAAACTTAATTTTTTAGTTGAAAATAAACTGATAATATCTTTGTCATTATTTATAAACTCTGACTTCTCGGCATATAAATTATTTAACTGCTCAATTGTATTGCATCCGTTAATCATAATTTGCCATCCAGCTAATGGTAATCTTCCGCCAGGTACTTGCTTTGCCTCCTCTTTGCCGTGAGTATTTGTAGCATCCGAATCCTTTGTATCATCCAATGCAAATAGTCCGTTGAGTGCGTACTTTCGAGCATATGAGCTGCTCGCCCCAGTGACCTGGCTTCCATCCATTCCTTTCTTGCTTTCTTCTTCTCTTGCATAGCCATCCGTAGAATACGTTTCCTTGCCGTTTGTGAGAGTCGCAGTAGCTTTAATATAATATCTATCGCCTAAGTTAATTATCGTGTCTGAAATCGTAATAGAATAACCCATCGGATTAATTACTTGCTTGACTGCTTCAAGGATATCTTCAGCACTTCGGTAGTTATATTTACCGAATGAATTAAACTGACCTTTAGGTGCTTTTACCTTTGCTTGAATTTCTGCTAATTTGTTTTCCATTTTAGTCTAAGATTAATTGTTGAAATTTTGATTTGTAAACTCTTTCTTCTCTGCAAACTGCTGCCCAAAAGTCTTCCAGTTCGTCAAAAAACCAGGTGCAAGTATAGAACCCAGCTTCATCTTTGAATTTTGCTGTATACTTTTTCATAGTCCTGAGATTATAGGTAAGATGTGCCAAAATAAAAGGTATCCAAATATTGCGATTGCAATGCTACCAAGTAAACCTTCACGGTCAGTTTGGTAAAAGTCTTTGATGTACTCAATAATTTTTTTCATGTTAAATGTTTTTTACAGTGTATCCTAAATAAGTGTACCAATTGATTTTTTTTTGTAAAACTTCATCATTAAATTCTAATTCTGGAATTAAGATGGTAACCCATTCTGATGTCATTCCAACTTTAAAAATTTGAAATGCTTGGACTAAATTTTTTGAATTTTTCATTTTGTTATTGTTTAAGTGTTTACAAATATAAATATAATTATTAAATAAAAAAATTTTTTATAATTTTATTTTAATAATATCCCAATTATTTATTTAACGGTCGTATAAAACAAAAATCCCCACCGATATGACCAATGGGGATTCTATTTACTTAAACCTATTTAAACTTATGAAAATCAAATATAAGTATTTTTAAATTCTAATGCTTCTTCCTTGCTATTAAAATATCCTAATGATTTTTGCAATCCATTAATATTTAATCTTAATCTCCATTTACTATATGGCTTATAAAAAGTAATACCTTTTAAATTATTGTCAATTATAATATAATTGTTTCTTTTTAACTGCTTATTTTTATAATTAATTGAACTATAATAATGATTCATATTTTCTTTAGATGAACACCATTCTAAATTATCAATATGATTATTTTCTTTATTTAAATCTATATGATTTACTTGATTTTTGTTATCATAATTTTTTATAAAATAGATAGCAACTAATCTATGTACATAGTACATTTTTAAATTTAACCTAACCATTGCATAACCATTGTTATAACCAGGCTTTAAAATAATATTAGTATGTAGGCTTTTTACATTGCCATAATTACTAATCAAATACTTACCATTTAAATTGTCAATCTCTTTCCAAATTTCCATAAAAATAAAGGCTCAAATCAAAAGTAAATCTGCAACGTTTTACCAATGAAATGAGCCATTAAAGTTTTTGATAGCAGTTGCAGTTGCTCTCACAAATATACTATTATTTTACAATTTTACCATCCCTTATTTGAATATTTTGAACATGACTCTTTCCGTTCTCTATTTCAACTATTGCAAACCCGTGATTATGCATACTAAACGGCATATACTTTGGACTTAATAAAGTCAAGCACCCAGTACTATAAGTATTTATAAACTCCTTAAATCCAGTTTTCTTCTGAGTTGCTGAAGTTCTATGAACGTGACCGATTAACGTATTGCAAATAGTCTTGTTAAATAGATTCTGACTTGGATTAACTCCGCCTCCACCATACAATTCATGACCATGTAATACAAGCAAGTCTCCCATTTCCATACCTTGCCAATCCTCGACCATCGTAATGCCTAATTTATCTAACCTAAAAAATACATCGAATTGTAAGTCGTGCAACTGAGCAAACTCCTCCGCTTGTAATTGTAATGACCTGGCGAATCTATTCTCGTGGTTTCCTAACTTATAATAAATTGGAATCGTTCTAAATATATCCCTTAGCCTCTGCAAGAAATCCCGATTCATATCGACTTCCCTTTTAAAATCTCGCATATCCTTTTCCTTTTCGTGCCTGGAAATAGAATAAAAGTCTTGGATGTCGCCATTTAAATACAAGCAGTCAATCTCTTGCTCCTTTAAATGCTTAATAGCACAAGTTAATGCTTGTAAGTCGTGATAGGGAAAATGAATATCTGATAAGATTCCAATCTTTTTTAAATGACTTGGCAGTTTAGCCGATACATATTCTTTGCCAATGCTTTCTTCAATTCCAAAATTATCTAACGCATCAAGATTATAGTTTGCAACTACTGGAGGAATGACCTTATTTATTTCTTGTAATGACCTATCCTTTGAAGTTATGTTCTTTTTAATCATAAACTTTCTTAATGAGTCAGCATTTTGATAGCCATACATCTCATGGAATTGCTTATGAAAATCATTTTTACTCATATTAGTAGAGTAGAAATGCTCTTTAATCTTTAATATTTTATCTTCCGTTTTCATATTCTTCCATTAAAACATCGACTAAAAACTCGATATTGTTTAGCACTTTCATTCTTAATACAAAACCAGCGTCATCAACGTGTTCAATGTTTTCTAAGACATCCATCATCGTTTCCAATAAATCATTTGCTCTTGATTTAGGTTTTTCCACTGGCTCAATTTCTATATTATACATGAAATATTCTTAAATACAAATAGCCAAAGATTATAAGTCCTTGAAAAATAATGGTTAAGATACACCAAGTTGGAATGATATTAGTAATTTTTTCTTTATTAGTTGATAATTTATCTGAATGTAAACTTGAAACGTACATATTTTTGTAAACATTTTCGATTGAATCAATGTTTACCGTTGCTTGAATATTTCCATTGTAAGACCTTATAATTATCTTTCCTTGTGGAACGGTTATCTTAGAGTAAAAAGTGTTTAATATGCCCGTAGAATCGCAAGGATTCTCAATAATTAGCGTATCATATACCGCATTAAATTTAGTAATTACTTTATAATCGTGGATTGTATCTATTCGAATCTTTTCTTTTTCGATTATAACCGATTTTTGTGGCTTACAAGAATAAAAAAAGTTTGCAATTAGCAAACCAATGAGTAGTTGTTTCATGAAAAGTAAAGTTCGGATTCTGCTTGTCTTCTTAAGGTAAGTCCATTTAAGACTTTGCCTCCACTCTTATTCCATTTTAAAAATTCTAATTTAATTAAAGGGTCATTAGGATTTGCATTAACTTTTTTAAGTAAGGTGCTTCTTTTTAAAGCGCCTGCGCCCACATTATAGCATATCGAAACCAATGAGTCGAACTGATTCTGATTAATGTCATCACGGCAAAACGAGTCAACGCTCCTTTCATAATGTTTAATAACATTTAAGAATATATCCGTTGCTCTTGCTTCACTTATTGGCGCATCGGTCATTTTAACCTTAGTGCCATCTTCGTAGTAAGTGCAACCGATTGAAATGGTTGGGATACCAGCGGGACATAGGTAAGGCTTGAGTTTAACTCCCTCAAACCTCTTTATTAGGTTTAGTCCTTTTTGGCTTATTTGGTTGACTTTCATCTAGTTTTGCTCTTAATTCTACATTCTCAGAACGTAGATTATGAATCTCGGTAGTTAACGATTCAACTTTATCTTTCAAATCAGCAACCTCTGCTTTCAAATCAGTTGCCATCTCTCGCCAAATTTTAATTGCTTCTTGAACGTTGGTAATCTCGGAAGATTGTACCTCAATTTTTTCTTTCTTTCGACCAAATAACCAGGTTACTAATGAGCCAAATAAACCCGTTACTCCTGGTATAACTATCTCCTCCCAATCGTTCATTATTCGCCTTCGGTTTCAGGTGCAACTTCTTCTTCTAAAGTTTCCTCCAAAGGAACTATTTTCTTTTCTTCTAACCCTAATGTTTCAAGCGCCCATTTAACAATAAAAGAATCATCGACTCCCCATTGCGCTACGATAGGCTCAGGGATTATTAGATTGCCTTCTTCAATCATTGGATTAAATTGGCTCATTAATTTGAAATACAAAGTTTGCTCAGGATTTTGAAGAGCATAATTGACAACACGAATTTCCACTCGGTCTGCTATTTCTCTTACTCCTTTAACTGGCTCAATGAATACTATCATATTAGTCTTTTATAAATACTTCTAATAATTGCGCTTTGGCTAACACGGTAAACGATTCCGAATCTTTTACAAATCCTTTTAAGGTTTCTTGGTCTGACTTATCTAAATCCAATACCTCGCCTTTAAATAATTTCTTTGCCCAATCCCAAAATTTAAGTGCATCTCCTTTAGATGCGGAGGCTAATGCGCCAGCTAACATTTTACCAGCATTACCACCTTCAAAAACTTGGTCATCAAGACCGATAAAGTCAAAGTTAAAATCTAATTTCATTTGGTTGTTTGTTTAGTTTACAATCATAAATAGCTATTATCCAAATTTTTACCAATATATGTAATTGCCATTTGCATCGACATATATTTGGAAAGTTGTATTTCGGTATTTAGGCTCGTTAAATGCTCTATTTATTGTTATCCCATCATAAGGTTGATAAACCTGATAAACCGAAACAATATGATTGCCCTGATGAAATATTTTATAATAAATTCTTATTGTAAAATTAGTCGCATCTTGATAAGGGTAGTTTGTATTTAAAACTCCATTAACATTATCTCTTGGCGGATTTATAGCAAAGGCAACATTATTAGCAAAGAAATTCCCATTTATATAATTTATAGGATATTGCTGAGAAAAATTACTTGAATCATTAATTGAATAAGACCAAGTCAATCCATTAACATTATTTGGAGTTCTTCCGTCTGTCGTAGAAAATATTGGTAAAAATGAATAGTTATTTGCCCAGTCAATTGAAGAATCTCTACTATCGACTTGACTTCCACTTACAAACGCTTTAAAATTAGTCACTTGTCTTCTTGGAACTAATGTTCCTGAAGAATTAACCGTAAGATTGTCATCGGGTCTTGCACTTTCGGGTTGTGAATAAGGAAACATTCGGTAAAAATCTATTACTAAATTTATCCTAACTGCAAATAAGTATTGCCCAACGGGAACGGTTACATTATTCCTTTGAAATATTAATAATTCGTTTGCAACAAGACCTTGAGAATAAGTAAAATATGTTTCGTTTATAAATACTGAAACGTGGTCAACTATTCTTAAGTGTCCAGGCAATGTAATTCGTAAAGCCAACAAAGTTGAATTTGTACTTGGTTGATTGCCTATCGTTACATAATAATTATAATATGCGTCATCTGTTGGAGTTGCATTTATTGGTGCTGGATGAACAAAGCTATTATTTACAACATTCGAACTAAAAGAAAAACTTGGCGCTCCAAATACATAAGTTGAAACGGTATTACTTTGAGCATAATTGTTAATTATATTACCGCCATATGCGGAAGCAAAATTGGTATAATTTCCGAACTGAATTGCTCTAATTGTGAATACAAATTCCCCGTAATAATCAATCGGTAAAGAATTAGAAGTTGTAAAAGTTACCGTTTTACCGCTTACCGATAAATTAAATCCCGATGGCATATCAACAAGGGATACATATTCAAAGCCATTAGGCAAAACATCTGACATAACTATTTGACCGCTTGTCACATTCGCAAAGATTCGCATTAATATCCGAACCGTTCCCGATTGATTAATATTAAATGCGCTTGGCAT